CATCGTCGTTAAAATAATATTCATATTCATCCGGGTCATTTTCCGGTGTAATGTTAAATTCGTTTAGAATTATTTTTTTACGCGCGGCGGATGTTGCGGTGCAGTGGAGTTGCAGCATGCATATTTTTTTGTAGACCGCAAAGCCTGGCTCTACCAGGTGAAAATCTTCTTCTAATGTTATTATTGGATTGTACATAATCAGTTTAATTAAATTAATTAATATTGGCTTAATCTTTCTTTCGCAATATTACACCAATGCGAGTCCAATTCGCATCCGTCCGCCCTGCGATCCATCTTCTTACAAGCAACTAAAGTGCTGCCACTACCGATTGTCGGATCAAGTATTAAATCACCCGGTTGCGATGAGTGCTGTATTATTTTAGCAATCAAACTCACATCTTTCTCGTGCGGATGCGTATTATCATTGTGCCGTATATAATCAACGTATTGCACATTACTAAAATCATTCCTATTATATTTTGGTTCCCCTTTTTCCAATACCAGACATTTTTCGTATTGATTTCTAAATCCATATCCCATACCATAGTTTTTTTTTATCATTACAATTTCCATACGCAACTTGTAACCAATCCACTCCGCAAATATTTTTAATCTGTACGCAAATTTCCAGTTGCTGAATAAATAAAGATTACTATCACATTTCAATAACCGATAACATATATCGAGTATATAATAATTAATAGTTTCGTTCTCGTTATTTAGAATCTGCTTTGCATTCCTGCCATAACCATTATTATCGCCATAGGGAGGGTCTGCGATAATCAAATCATATCGCTCATCTGCAAGGCTTGTTCCCCATCTCAAAAAGTCATTGTTATAAATGCTAATATTATCAGCGCTATAAAACGGCACAGAACAAACATTTGAGTCTGGCGCTGTAAGAGGAGAACGCATTTGTACAATATATTTAGTTTTATTTTCCAGTTTTAATCCCTCTGGTTCTAACAGGCAACTAATCAATAGTTCACTTCGCTGGCGCTTGATTGTATGCCCAGGAACGGGAACGAAATTTCGCTGATATCGCCGATTGTCATTGCGTGATCGTCGGGCAACAGGTAAATATCGAGCCTATACATATTGCTGGGAGTAGTAAAAGAAAGCACACTGCCGTTATTGCCCGCGCTGGTCTGTAAAGTGGCGCCGGCGTAGCTTCTTTGTACGGAAGTAATATTAGCGCTTTCGGTATTGTTGCCGCCAAGATTAACAAACATATTAAGCGCTGCGCCGGCAATGGGATAAATTAAATTGGTATACTTAAGGTCTATTGTGCCGTCGCCGTCGCATATTATTTTGTGATCGTCGCCGCTGCTAAAATCGTGCGTATAACTTCCGCTGTTTTCGGTAATGGTCCAGCCGTCGGGCTGTTCGTTGCTGTTAGCATCCGACCATCCTAATTTTATAAACAATAAATTTTTACCCATCATTATAGAGCTGCTATGGTCGCCGCCGTTTACCTGCATAGTAATTTCAAGCACTGCAAGGTTACCCGGCTCTGCGCTTGTTTTTTGCAATACGATAATCGGCACGCTTTCTTCCCAAAGGATGTGCTGCTCAACTCCTAGCGTAGCCATTCTTATAGGAGTTTCAGCCTGCATCCATGTTTGTAATTGCGTTGCGGCGGTTGCATCGCTTTTAACGTTAATCACAACCTTGCTTTGATGCCCGGCAAAGCGCATAGTCCCTTTACTGTTAGGCACATTGTAAGGCTGGCGTATCATAATTTCTCCTTCGGGCAGCACCTCGTTAAATTGCACTACCGTGCCGGTTGCCGGGTCGTAGAAACTTACTTTCTGTATACCTGTTTTTACCGTAGACATATCAACCTCGCTTTATTATTTAGCCCGTTACGTTACGGAAAAATACGTATGTGTAATTTCAACGTAGCCGACATTACCGGGTTCTCCGGAGGTAACTATTTTTACCATAACCGTTCCGGGACCGTTAACCTGCGTGTTATCTTCCAGGTCTGTTTCGCGGAAATATATTTCGGTATTAGCCTGTTGAATAGTATCCAGCGCGGCGTACTTGGATAGATCCGGCGTGTGATAAACGCGGCTCTTAGCCTTGCCCGCGTAAAGGTTAGTGCCTTTGCCGGTCGGCACTTGCTTAACGTCGTCGTCGCCCAAAGGCGATGAAGCAAGCGGCACGCCTAACGATATAGCAGTACCCATACCAACTGCAGTGTCATACTCAACTAATTTTAGCCCGGTAAAATCATAAATAGCCATTTGTTTATTCTCCCTTTTTAGTTTTCTTTTGTTTTATAATTTCGAACTGATCAATATTTTTTTTAAGGTAACGGATATCTATACTTCCGTACTGGCTGTTCCCGGGAAATTCGCAAACGCCGTTGTTGCATTTTGTTTTTATTTTTAACAAAGAGTTCCAGGGAATGGTAATGCTGTCAGCGCCAATGTTTACAAGCATTCCTGCAGGATGCTCGCCCTGGTTGAATGTATGCGTCCATTCAGGAGTTTTCAATTTTACGTATCCGCCGGGTTTCATTTTGGGTTTCCCATATTTTTTAATTCGCCCTTAATTTCATTTATAATTTCATCCTTCCAATCTTTCAACATTATCTGCATCCGTTCGCCGTCAACCTTCTGCTCTTGTTTCGTCTCCACAACAACCAGCCGGTTATCCAAACTGGCGAACGCTAATATGACTGACACAATAACGATTATGATATCAACGAATATTACTATCATCCATCTCATCCATTGCCCGGATTCTTTATTCTGCATACGCGGCTACTTTACAATAAGAAACAATAAGATTAATAAAATTATAAAACCAGTTATAAGCAGCCAGTTAGGCGCCGCGCCGGGAATTAATGTAGTGCCGGTTAATAACCCGAGCGCCTTGTTTTTAAGCCAGGAGCCCGCAACCACTAACCAATCAAAGAAATTTAATCCCGGTTCTTTATCGCCGGGGTTTTTAACGGGCGTAAGTTCTGCAGGTATTTTACCGGGCGTAATGTTAGTTGCGCCCGGTTTTTCAATACCTTTAGGTTCTATGTCGCTAAAATTATCGTACATTATTTTACCTTATTTTTCACGCCGGAGCGTAATGCGCCGAGCCCGAGCAGCCCCATGAGTGCAAGAAAATCTTCGCTCGATAAAAATTCTGCTAATGTAACATCGCCGCTTAGATAATTTATAAGCACGGTAAGCGCGCCAAGAGTAACGAGGATGTAAGTTTTGTAACCTTTTAACCATTCCATTTTTTCACCTTTTTATTATTACGTACTCGTAATATTTATTTATAAAGTCCTGTTCTGTCTGCCCGTACTTGCTGGCGTTGTAATACTTTTTCCAGTACCGTGCTAACGCGTGTATATCGTTTGCAAAAGGCAAAGGTTCAGTAACAGCCAAGTAACGCAGGCGTGCAAATATTATAGATGCGCGCAGGTCATACTCAAGCTGTTCAAATTTTATGTTACCTATAAAAGGAAAACGATCTTGATACTTATTTCTAAGCCATTCGAAAGTTTCTTTTTCAATTTGATAAATTCCGAGTCCGTGAATGTTAATATCAAATACATATTTACTTCGCTGGCGCAGGAACGTACCGAAGTCGCTTTCAATTGCCAGGGTTCCCAGCAATAGCTCGCGGGCGCTGTCGCTGTAATGCCCTAGTTCCTGCAGGGTGCTGGTAATTAAACCGGCAATATGTTTTTTGTATAATGCCATATTAAATTAAGAGTATTCGCTTTCGTTAATCTGCCAAATGTCTGTCGTAGTATATTCGGCAATAATTTCAATGCTTTGCTCCAGGTAAACTTTTTCCAGGGTCTGAACGTTGCGCGTCCACTTACCGCGTTTAAAAATTAAGCCTGCGTTAAGGTTAGTACGGAAGTAAGCGTAGTTAGCGCCTATCATCCTGTAAATATCTGTCTGCACTTTACGCAGATAAATTTCCGGTTTTACGGTTGCGCTAATGTCGCTTGTGTTTAACTTTTTGAAATAAGCAAATTCAAACGTAACGCGGTCCTTTCCAACGGGGTCTTGATTGTCAACCCCTTCGCCTTCTATTTCGCGGATCTCCAGGCGTTCGGTTTCCTCAAGGTCGGCGTCTTCGTTATCGTCAATATCCTGCCCCAGCCATGTTTGCAGCGCGCCGCCTACATTAGTTTCGTAGTTGCGCCCGGAGGCGAACTCATTGGTAGTAAGTATCTCTGCAGCTTTTGTATGCAGCAGTGTATTTATTTTTTCAGCAGCGTTCATATTTTTCTATTTGTTTAATTCAAACAAGTACACATACTTGTTAACTATAATTCTTTTCCCAAAACGGTATGTAACGCCGTCCAGTACGATAGTGCTTGTACTAGCGTTAAGTTGTATTCCGCTGTCATCGCTTTGCTTCATAAACAGTACCGGCTGTTTGCCGGACACGTCAAAATTTTTAAGAACATTTTCAGACGGGCGCTCATGGAAATGAACATCGATATCAGATGAGCCGGCAGGCGTTGACAGTACGCCCACCGACTCTAACCCGGAGCAGAACCAATCATCAATGTTGACTTGCATTATTTAGCTTTATCCTTAACATCGGGATCAAGCTTAATTTTTGGTTTGTCCTCAACCGCTTTTATATACCCGGCGCCCACCAGCTCGCGCGTAACGATAGCGTTAGGATCGAGCTTTAATATATCGCCCGCTTTTTGAGGCGTACCTTTAAACTCGAACTGGAATTTTTTCTTAGCGGCGGCATCGCCGAATTTTTTACGGTTGGTAACTACGTATTGTTTTAATTCAGCCATCTTTTTATCCTTGCCGCCTTTTACAAAAGAGGCGGCGTTATTAGTTGTAAGTGCCATGTTTTTACCATGTTTGTAAACAATGAACGATTAAGAAAAATTAGCGCCTTTACTAAACGCTGCGGCGTATCGTACGCCTATGTCAACCATCACTTTTAATGTGAGTTGTATTAAACCGCTTCTTGCGCCTGTGTACGGATCGACTATAAGGTCTGTCAATCCCCATTCGGCTATAATAAGGTGTTCCCAGTTTCCGAATAGAATGTTGTTTGCGGTTATCTGGTTAGATGTAAATACCGGGTAACCATTCATCATGTTGTTTTCGCTAACGATGTAGTTAGGATAACCTGTTTCTTTAGCGCGTGATTTTAACGTACCGCGCACCGAAGGGGTAGTTGCAAAGTTGAGCGCGCTTTCCATTGCATTGCCGCTATCGATATCACTTTCAAATTCAACCGCAGCAGCCCAATCCATAGATGCAATATCCACCGAGCCAATGCCGCTAGTGCCAGCCAGACCGGCAGGCTGCCCGTCTGCGCCTGTGCCAAACAGAGCTGCTAAATCAATGCCTATCGCTTTAACCAGGTTAAGGTCTTTCCTGATAAGCGCTTCTACATCAACGCTGGATTGAACCAACAGCGCGTCTGAAATGTCGACAGCAGCAGAGCCGAATTTAGGCGTTAGACTTAATACGCCTGTTGTAGGCGTGGTGTCTGTTATTGTTGTAGTTTCCGTTGACCGCCAGCTAAATGTAGCCGAGCCTGTTAATTTCGGTATGGATACGTCGCCGTGCAATCCTTCAAGGTATGTGGCGCCCATCCTGGTTGTTACCATTTTGTTGCGCAAAGGTTCAATCAATTGACCGGAGAGCAAATCGGTAGCGATAAAATGCTGCCCTTGCCCGGTTGTTAACATATCCCTTTGAGACTTCATAATCTGGTTAGGTATAAAAATACCCTTTGCTTTTAAGCCGGTTTTCTTTTCCAGGCTTCGGCTTAAACCGATTTCGGTTTTAAAATCTTTCGGCAGTCTATCAGGACTAACTCCGCCGCGAATATATTTACCAGCTTCTATAGCGCGGATGATGCTATAGTTTATGAGGTCTTTATCATCCGCCTCGTCGGCATTGCCAAGCGGCGTTTGAGTTGCTGCTTTTGTTTTAACCTGGCTAAGAATAAAATTGGAAAATTCATCCGAAGATTTTTCGCCTTCGATAAATGCAGTAGCTTCTTTCTGAAGATCTACTGTTGATGGTACTTCGGTCTGGAAATCCCTGGCAAGTTTGATTATGGACATAACGCGCTTGCTTTCGATATCCCGAGCCTCTTTAATTTGGACGACGTTATCAACTGCGCCCGGAGCTGCTGGATCTTTCATTGTTTCACCTTCTGGTTTATTGGTAATTAATCGTAATTTTAATTCGTGATTTTTATTAGCCTCGTTGATTAGTTGTAACAGCTTCTCCGGGTCTGTTGCATCTAAGCCTCTGCCGAATCCTACAAAGTAATCTGCAGGATCGGGAACCGTGGCTGCGTGGATTAGTTCCCACTTTGTAACGTTGTAATAAAGTTCGTCCTCGGTTTCTTTGGCAAGCACCATTTCCTGAACCGAATAACGAATAGAACAGTTCTTGCGTATTTCGTCAACGATTTCGTTAAAGACCATAACGGCGCGCGGGTTGTGTTTGCTGAACCGTAATCCTAGTTTTAATTTTTTAAATCCATCTTCGCCTTTTATAAATTTATGACCTATGCTAACCGCAAGTTGGTCGCCGTCGTGGCTATCGCGGAAAGCTGCGCCCGCTTCAACGCGGCTAAGGTCAATAGCATCTTTTGAGTGAATCAAACTTTCATAACCGAAGAAACGTTTATAAGGCGCATCGCTGCTTACCGTCATCCAGATGATCATGTTTTCCCGTTCGACATCTTCGGCTTTATCGAAGCTTACGTTTAACTGCCTGCTTTGCGGCTCGGCTATAAAATTTTTTATTTGATCTTCTGTTAACTTTTTCACTTTACTAACCCACGTTAAATTTTAAAATATTTTTTGCTTTCGCGGGTTCGTTATCCGGGTTATTTTCGGCGCCGTCGGTTATCATAATAATTTCACCGCTGTCGTTTAACGCCAGACCGTTATCTGCCAATAATTTTAATTCTCTTTTGCGTGTACGCACGTAGTCATTTATATCAATACCTTGTTTTGCAAGTTCTGCTGTTAATGTAGATAGCCCGCAGGCAATAGCCATTTTAGCGGCGGCAACGTCTTTAAGCGGGTCCACCCATGCCCAGCGGGGCGGCTGGAAGTGAGGTTTATTAACACGGTCGATATCTTCGTAAGCAACGCCGGGCACAGCCTTTTTAATAAGCGCCCATTTAAGCCAATGTTTAAATACCGGCGTTACGGCAATTTCATCCAGCAAACGCTGGCGTATCATATACATCCTTTGCGCGGTAAGTTTGCCTGAGCGGAGGGAGCTATAATTTTCCGCGCTGCGGTCGTTAGCAATAGCGGAATAATCATGCCCGGAACCGGATGCAATTTTTTTAAGCATAGAAGAAATAAACGGTCCGTGCATTGCGTGCGGATAGTCCCGATTAGGACTTTGGAACTCGGTATAAGTCGGTAGTTCCAGCGCGGAAGCGTCACCGATTGAAAGGTCCTGGATAGGATCGCCCTTATCAACATTGCCGTCAAAGGCATCGCCTTCGATGCGTTTTTTTACAAAGAAGCCCAGCAGCTTAGCAGACCACTCAGCATTTTTTAAGGACGCGCTTTCAAACGCATCTAAGCTTTGCAAATCGCTTATTATAGTTGATAGATCGCTAACGGCGCGTAACTGTTTACTATGGCTAAAATCGTAACCGTGTATAATATATTTAGCGTCAATTTCTTCGTGTTCGCGGTGGTAATGAGCTTCGTTATAGTATTGATTTTGACTGCGTTTAAGCAGGTAGAATTTTTGTTTTTGCAGCCAGGAATTATATTCGATTCCCATTATTATAACATTACCGTTTGGCAGGACTTCGTTATATGTATGGTCAAGGTCGTCGGGTTCCAGCAGTTCCAGGGAGACGCCGAATTTATTTACGTTAGGGTCCGTGATTATACGCGCAAGCACTTCGCCGTCGCGGTCAAGGTGTTCGTTCCATAGCCATTCTACGCGGGTGCGCGACAGATCCCCGCGCATGGTAAAATATTCGGGTTTGCTAAATTCTTCGTAAGCTTCTTCGATAGCCGTGTTAACGTCTTCGTCGAGGTCGCCGTTTGAAAGTTTAGCTTTATTCTGCAGCTTAAAACCGTTGTGTCCTACAATTTCGGCGCGGCTAAGGTTGCGTATTCCTTTTGCGTAGGAATTGTTTTTATACAATTCGCGCGCACGTTCGCGGGTAGGTTCAATGCCTTCTTTAACCGCTTGATTAATGGGCGTAAATTTAAGAGCCCAGTTAAGAAGCCTGGTTTTTTTAGCGGCGTTGTAACCGCGTTGAAAGCCGGTTACAAACCCGCGGAATATGTTGCCGATTAATTTCATTTAATCTTCTTTGATGATAGCTACGATGCCGAGATCGAATGTGTTAGCCT